ATACAGTTAACTAACGATTATATATTAACACACTATGAGTAAATTATTTGAAGCACCCGCGATACCTCGCAAAATTAAATTCAGAATGGAAACTTATAAGGGAAATAGGGTCGCCCTTAAAATTATTTTAATGCTACGGAAAGGAGGGGTTTATAAAGTAAAAGAGATTTTCGAAGATAAAGTCAAAGAAAATCGTATATTTGAAATCTCAACAAAAAGTATACGAACATATCCCGAAGCTCTGGGCGACTTGAAACTAGAAATTATTTCTTGTATCCCTGACACTTTCCCGACCAATTATTTGTTTAGTTTTTCGGGGCATCCTTTGGGCTTTAAGAATTCGTTTACTATTGAGAGCGACGAACTACTTATGTCTGTATCACACAGGATAAAAGAAGTAAAAAAAGGCACTAAAATACCAAAACAAATTATACTGTAACAAAGATAATATTTACTAAGAAATGAGCCAAGTTTCAACTTATATCAATAACAGAGATACGCAGGGATTAGACCCTATTTCAATCACACAAATATACGAATACATTAAAAACGGCGCGTGGATTAAACGAAGCTTTGGTCGAGCATTCAGGGCGTATCGTTGTGGATATAGACGACTTGATCGACAATGTAGACGACGTAAAAGACGCATTAAAAAACGATCCTTATAGCGAGGCAGTGTTCTACTCAGTAGGCGCAAAGGGCTTGGCTGTAGCTGTAAAGATCGACGGCAGAAAACACGTAGATTCATACATCGCCTTAGAAAAATATTATTTACAAACATACGGCTTAAAAGTCGACCCGTCCTGCAAAAATGTAGCACGCTTGCGCTACGTGACCAGTGATCCCGATATCTTCATAAACTACGACTCCCTTATGTTTACCTGTCCAGAGGAGACAAAAGAGGACGTGTTTATCTCGGACGATTACCAACCCTTACCCGCTTACGATCCTAGTAAGCAAGGGGCGCACACCGTACAGGACGAAATTATACGACGATCCCTTGCACTTATAGACAGCGCGGTCGTTGGTGGTGTACATCACGCCATTATGAAAGCCGCGTTTCTAGCAGGCGGATACATCGCGGGGGGACTCTGTGAAGAGCAGGCGGTCAAAGACGCAATGCTTATGGCTATAATGCAGAAGCCAAACGCGCTATCCAGAAAAGAAGAAGAGAAGAAAGTCGACGACGGTATCAGAGCAGGAAAAGCAGAGCCTTGTAATGAGCTTAAGGTCGACGAGACTAAAAGTAAAGAGCCTCGCCAATTTGAGTTTATTAAATGGTACGAGCTAAGCAAGCCTGAGAAGATTAAACACTCTAATATGATTGCTGAAATTAGAGAGCAGCATCGAGAAGGTAACGAGATCACAAACGATTTTATGGTTATGGCTTGCAAAAATTATGGCTATGATTTGAATGTGTACTCGCTCATAAAAAATGAGATTTGGGAAAAGGAAAAAGTATTCTTTGGTTTTAGCAAGAAAAACAACCTACAACGAATACAAATACTTATAGAAGACAAATACGACCTTCGCGACAACGTAATACGTGACAGGGTAGAAATGTACAAAGATGGTGAGCTTTTGCCTTTAAAAAGTATAAAGTCTCATATCTACATTGATTTAAGCCTACAGGGTCATAAGTTCAGCGCGTCCGATGTTAAGGAGTATTTGGACAGTGGAAAAGTAAGGAGCTATCACCCATTTAAGGAGTATTTCGACAATCTGGAAGAGTACGACGGCACAGATCATATAAAAGCCCTGTGCAGTTACATAAAGACCGACGACGATGATTTTTTCTATTCAATGGTAAAAAAGCACCTTGTACGCTCTGTAGGATGCGCCACAGATAACAGGTATGTTAATCGTCACGTTATGGTATTGTCTAGCCAAAAACAAAGTATTGGTAAGTCAGTGTTTATAAGAAACCTTAATCCTTTTAATGGTAAATACATTACAGAGGCAGGCATCAAGTCAGGAGGTCAAGAAAAAGACACCGCCATAGCTATGACAAAGAATTTTATCTATAACATAGACGAGTTAGAAAATGTTTTTAGGCGTAATTTAGAGCGTTTTAAGTCTCTGGTGTCTATGGAGGTAGTGAGCGAGCGAGGAGCGTACCAAGCTAACGAAACGGATCGTGCGCGCGTTTGTTCCTTCTGGGGTTCGACAAATAAAAGCGAGTACCTAGAAGACGACAGCAATACACGGTGGTTAAACTTCACGATAAATGATATAGACTGGAATTACAGCAAAGACGTAGATATACATAAGGTATGGTCGCAAGCGAGCTATTTATACAAACAAGGTGGTAACGACTCTTTAACAAGTGAAGAGAAGAAGATACAGGAAGAGAGAAACAAAAACTATGAAGATGTAACGACCGAAGAGCAGATAATAAAAAAGTATGCAGAGCCGTCTTTAAACTTTATACCTTTAATTGATATCATAGAGCATTTGAAAACTTATAGCCCCGCATTTGACGTTAAAAACAATCGATCTATTGGGCGATTAATTACTAAGTTAGGATACACGAAAAAGAGGGCAACGATTAACGGTCAAAAGCACACCGTTTACGGCTGCAACTTATTGCAAAAAGACATAGCCATAAAACGGTCTAGGGAAATACAAGAAATACCCGAAAATAAGCCCGTCGTCAGGATGGACACAAAAAAGCTTTTTTAAAATAAATTTGACTCCTTCGGGGGTTATTTTTTTTTGTACAAATAAACAGTAGCAGCGAATTAACGTCAAAAGACAGTCCAAAGCACAAAGAAAAAAAAGAAAAGTGTCCTTGGTAAAGCCTTGCTACTACTACTACTATCTACTATAGGACAATTAAGACAGTTATATATTTATATTTATATATTAGTAGCAAAGAGGGGTAGAGGGGGTTAATATATACTCTTAGAGATCGACGTGTCCTTATGTCATTAAGTGTCCACTTAGTTTTTTACAGCTATATTTGTTTGGTGTAAAAAAAAGTTGTATATTGCGGCATATTAATAATTTAAAACTTGTAAAATGGGTATAATCGAAGTAAGAAAAGAGTGGTTTAGAAATGAGTGCATAGGAACTATATTTGTATTTGAAGATGATAAATCAGTAAGCGTTGACGAAAACAACAACGTTTATGATTGTGACGGATTTGCGACTATTCCTAAAGCCAGAATAAAAACTATTGAGCATAAAATAAACTCAAAAATTATATCGTAATGTCAGAAAATCAAAAAATAGGAGATCATACCGTCAGCGAATGGGTTCAAATGATCGAGGACAAAGTCGTAACGCCTTCACCAGAAGTTTTGACTATATTGAAAGAAAAAAGCGAGTATCAATCTTTAAGCATATTTTTAAGAAAGAACTTAGAGAAGGAAGTTTTTTTCCTGCATTCAGAAGATTTAAGAAAGGTCGACAAGACCACCGTTAATAAAGATAGTGAAGACCGTTTACAATCGGATTGCTTTCAATGGTTTCATAATACGTACCAACACTTAAGAGGATGCCTTTACCACGTACCAAATCAATTGACAGGATTAGTACACCAGAGCGTATCAAACAAAATGAAAGCCATGGGACTGGTTGCGGGTATTCCTGACCTTGTATTCCATTTTAGAGCGCGTACGTACTTCTTTGAGCTTAAGAAACCAAACTCTAACGGGATACTTTCAAAAGCTCAGAAAAAAGTACATAAAGTACTCGACCAACAAAGATTTGTAGTATACTTGGTGAATGATTACGAAACTTTCGTATATTTGATCGAAACAATAATTGCGGATACATCGGAGCAATTTACACACGGAGTAAGTCGAGAGGATTATTATTACAAGCATAGAGTCTTCGATTTTCTTTACAGCCAACCAGTAGGCGCGATTTTCTCAATAGAAGAAATGACCGAAGAAAGCACAAGAGGCAAATTTATGAATTACGTTACCGAGTTTATGGTTGAAGGTTTCGACAAATTAGACGGGTTCGAGATACTATTTACAAATGATTATTTGAATGTTAAAAAATTAAGTTATGCCAAAGCACAATAAAAGCGTAAAAAGAGAGGCACTACGCGACATACACAAAGACGATGATACAAAGTGGCTGCACGGGCTTTTAATAAGTCCAGAGGTAACGAAACTTAACAGACAATTAGGTCTACACAATATAAATATGAAAGACAATGGCAAGAAAAAAAACGCATATTAGAAAAACAAATAGCTCACGCACATTGTGCAATAGGCTTATTTCTAAAGCTGGGCTTGCGGTCAATGATGAAGTAGCAACCTGTAAGATATGCCAACAACTAAAGCAGGACATAAAAGTCGGCAGACCAAAGAAGTTAACACCTCTGGAAATGTACAAGCATTTTGAGGACTATAAGCTCTTTTGCAAGGCAAACCCTTACAAGGTTATAGACTTCAAAGGAAAGGACGCAGAGCAAGTCGTGTACACTAAAGAGAAACCTTTCTTATGGACTGATTTTAAAGTATATCTATTCAAAAACAACATACTGTCAAACCTAGACGAGTACAAAGCCAACAAGGACGGAGCGTACAAAGAATTTACTAGTATTCTTAGCATAATAGATGCAGAAATCAAAACAGATCAGATCGCAGGGAGTGGCGCAGGCGTCTATAATGGTGCTATTATGTCGAAGGTTGCAGGGCTTGTCGATAAGTCCGAAGTCAAGACAGATGTTAAGCAAACTATAACGAGAGTAGGGTTCGACGACGACGCAGAGCCAGACGACGAAGAAAAATAATAATTACTAAAATTAAGATTATGGCAACAGCTAAAAAAACAAGTATCAAGAAAGTAAAGAACTCTCCGCACTGGGAACTTAAGGTTGAAGGTGTAAAGCGTAAAATGCTATTTAGTGGCAAGGCAAAGGCGGAAAAGTTCCTTAGTGAAATGAACCTCGAAACCGCGCCAAAAGCAGCGAACAAAAGTTCGACGAAAATTACAGAGGCGAAATAATGGAAAAAGTTTTATGTAATCGCGAAAATTGTTTGCACAATAGCGAAAAAACCTGTACATTGCAGTCACAAAAATTGATAGAGCGAGAGGCGTACACCTCTTGCTTAGATCAGAAAAACAATATTAATCCTTAAAATCGACACTATGAGCAAAAAATCAAAAGAAGTCAAAAACTATACCTTTGAAAAGCCGTCGGGCGAATTGGTGTGTATAGAGGCTACGAGCAAGGCGAAAGCGCAAGAAAAGTTCGATAAGAAATACAAAGCCAAATAGAGAGGAGGTGTTCAAAACTTAATAGCTTATTACCTCAGTGGGAGGCGTAGCCAGAAGTTAAAGGCGCGAGAGGTTCGACTCCTCGGTAAGCATCAAAACTCAGCAGAGAAGGGGCGTAAGACGAAGACTTGAAACCTCGGCGCAGCCCTAAAAATAAAGGTTCTTAATCGTGTGAGTTGGTGAACACTTGTAGAGAAAGAGGGTTCGAGTCCCTTGCTAAGAACCTTAAAGTATAAAAGCCCTCGACTGCATTTAGCATATACTTTAGTAGCCTGTATATGAGATAGTCCAAATGATTGATTCAAAGCTTAGCTAGTCGAAGGGTATATGATGAATTTTGGCGGCAAATTTGGATATGGCAACTTACAAAACCCTCGTCGCTACCAACGGCGAAGGGTTTTTTTTAATTTTTAAAAATAATATCAATGGATAAGCATATACAAGAGGAATTCGAGGCAGGATACATCGACGATAATTTACAACCTATCAAGTGCCACCACTGCGGCGGTAAGACGTTTAAGGATCATCCTGTAAACGTGGAAAACGCGGGAGTAATGGAGTACGACAGAGAGTGCGATAACTGTAAAGAGATCGTTGGCTCTTGGTCTTATGGACATTGGCAAATACAAAAGATATGAAAGTAATCGTAATAAATGAAAAATCAAAACACGAGTCAATAACGGGCGTAGTAGTAGGTCACGTCAAAACATCGCTATTCGGATTCAGGCATAAAGTAAAGCTCTGCACTGGTGAAATAGTAAATATGCGCCCTGAACACATACGAGCTTATGAGTAGAGCCGAACGCCTCTTATTTCGATACACACTATTTAACCCGAACCTTTACCACTTCGTAAACGAGATGCGCAACCCTGCGCGTCGTTTCATATTTGGTTATGGTGGGTCGTCGTCTGCAAAATCCTACTCTTGGGCGCAGGCGATTATATTGTATGCTTGCTTAATAGAAGGTTCGGATACGATCGTATTTCGTAAGGTGTCAGCGAACATTGAAAAGAGTATTTACAAGGACTTTGTCGGCATCATCAAAGACTTAGGGCTTGACGATTACTTCGACTGTCAGAGACTAAAGATAAAGTGCTATAACGGCGCGGTGGTCGACTTCTCAGGTATCGACGACCCAGAGAAAATAAAGGGTATCTCTGGATATAAACGCGTAATGCTCGAAGAAATCTCCGAGTTTGAGTTCGCGGATTACAAGCAAGTACGTAAGCGTTTAAGGGGTAAGGTAGGGCAGCAGATTTTATGCGCATTTAACCCGATCGATATTGACCACTGGATCAAAACGGAGGTGTTCGACAACCAAGTACAAAACCCGTTACCGTCTAGCCTTGACAAGCCGTCAATGAAGAAAATAGCGCGTATCTTCGGGGACTGGGATATAATGCACGCCGCAAGCGAAGTAACACAGAAGTGGGAGGGAGACCCCGTGAAAGTAGACGGGGTCACATACCCGCCTAACTTCGTTGTGATGAAATCGACGTACAAAAATAACTTTTGGGTGTCTGGCTCTCCTTGTGGTAAGTTCGGATTTTACGACGTCCAGACCATCGCCGATTTTGAAGCTGATAGGGTCACGGATTTTGACTTTTACAATATCTACGCCCTTGGTAATTGGGGTAAACTCAATAAAGGTGGTGAGGCTTACAAGCAGTTTGATACAGCTAAACATACTGGCGAGGCTGTGTACGATCCAGAACGAAGCTTGCACCTGACATTTGATGAAAACGTAAATCCTTATATGACTCTGGACGTATGGCAAGGCGAAGGTGATAAGGTCTGGCAGATTGATGAAATATGCCTCCCTGACCCGAAAAACACGCTCGACGACACTATGCGCGCCTTTTGTAGCGAGTACCCGAACAACGGAAATACAATATACATTTACGGAGACGCTACGAGCAGAAAAGAGGACGTTAAACTCCAAAAAGGTAAGAACTTCTACACCCTTATAGAAAACCACCTAAGAGCTAAGGGATACACTACCCAGATGCGAGTTACGAGGTCAAACCCAAACGTAGAGGTTCGTATAAACTGGATCAACAAAATATTTAGGGATGGACTCGACGGAATAGAGATAACGATCGACCATAGATGTACTAAAACGATCGCCGATTACAAGTATTTGAAGTCAGCGTCCGACGGAACGAAGCATAAGGAAAAGACACGGCATCCAGTAACCAAAGTAACCTATGAAAAATACGGTCATAATACCGACGCAAACGACTATTTCTTATGTCGATATTTCGAAAAATCCTTTTACAAATATTCAAAGCCACAGGGGCAAAAGAAAGGACGAAGACAAAAAAGACAAAAAAAAGGCGGATACTAAGCGAAATATTTTGTACTTTGCGGTAAATTTCTTATAAGATGGTATATTTGACAATCAAAGACATTAAAGCGCGTATTTCTGCCGAGAAATTAAACATTATCACTCAGGGTGATACTGACGTACTTAACAATGAGGAGTTAGACGCCGTTTCGATAGTTATGTCCTATTTGGCGCACGACTACGATACCTCTCTAATATTCCAACCAATAGACACGCCCGATTACACGATGCATCCTGCTATCAAGCGTATGACCATAGATATAATGGTGTACAATATGCATAACTCGAAGATTAACCCTCGCCAGATACCAGAGAACATAATCGCCCTAAAGCGTGACGCTACGGACTGGCTCGCAGACGTCGCAGACCCAGAGACTAAGACAAACGCGCCATTTCTTCCAAAGAAGACATTCGAGAACGAAAAACGAAACAATTCTTTTGCGTGGGGTTCTGCGCCTAAACGAGATAATAGCTACTAATGACAGACAAGAAAAAGACCATAATAATACCGTCTAACCTTACACACGAGGGGACGAAGAAAGCTGCTAAAAAGAAAGCAAGAGACATACAGAAAGGCATTGTAAAACAGTCTCTCTCACGCATACGTATGAACCTGACGAGATGGTCTACAGCCAGAACGTACGCCGAAAGCCAAGTAAGCCCCAATAATACGGAGCTTATCCGAGTTTATAGGGATATCGAGATCGATTCGCACTTGTGGGCATTGATGCAGACTATACGCCTTAAGGTGATGGCTAATTCATTTAATATTTACGGAGCTGACGACGAGATCGACGACGAAGCAACAAAGATTTTTAAAAAGCGATGGTTTCGGAATACTGCAAAGCATATTGTAGACTCCGACTTCTACGGCTTTAGTCTGGTTCAATTAGGAGACATAGTTAATGGCTGTTTTAAAGACGCGACGCTTGTACCTCGCGAGTATGTGATCCAACAGCGCGAAGGTGTTAAAAAATCCCTTGGAGACTCTAAAAACTTGATCCCTTATAATGAGGGAGCGTATAAAAACTGGCTAGTGCCTGCGGGTGAGCGTTACAACCTTGGATTGTTAGATAAAGCCGCGCCACTGGTTATTAAGAAAAAAGAAGTTATCGCCGCTTGGTCAACCGCAGCGGAATTATTCGGTATGCCTATACGTATAGGTAAGACGTCTATCTCTGACGAGGAGCGACGCGAGAATATGGAAGAAATGCTCGAAGATATGGGAGAAAGTGCTTGGGCTGTAATAAACGAGGACGACGAGATCGAACTAAAAGAGGCAGCAAAGACGGATTTTTCCAATATGTACGACAAATTCATCGAGCGAGTTAATAGCGAGCTTTCTAAGCTATTTTTAAGCCAAACAGGTACTACAGACGAGAAAACGCACGTAGGGAGCGCAAACGTAATGGAAAACATACTTAAAGACGTAATCGAGTCGTATGTATTGAAAGTATGCGACGTTACTAACGAAGTTGTTATCCCTATTGCTGAGCGTCACGGGCTTGTAAAAATGGGTGCATACATCAAGGCGGATAATGAGCAGAAACTTAGTGTTAAGGAGCTTTTCGATATTGTTAAAGAGCTTTTGCCAACAATGAATATACCTAAAGAATGGATTAGCGAAACGTTTGACATTCCTATCGAAGTAGAGGAGGAGCTAAATAAAAACGAGGCGGCACAATCTGAATTGCGCGGATCAGTAGGAGGCGTACAAGCTTTAGTCGATTCGATCATCGCAGCGGTAGCCGTTGGAACTCTGGAAGTAAACGCCGCAGTAGCGATAATAATAAATATCTACGGATTCGACGAGGCTACGGCTAGAGCAATGATAGGAAACCCAAAGCCACCAAAAGTAGAGGATAAACCACAACTCAACGATGAGCCTAAGAAGACAGAGCCAAAGCCTAAAGAGGTTAAAAACTCAATTATGAACGAAGTGTCGGCGATGTATGCAGGCGTTTTAAAAGATTGTTGTTAATGGATAATTTTATAAACTGGTCAGAAGAAGAGATCGAAAAACTAATAAATCAAGTATACGGGGGCGTGGTCACAATAGACGCGCTCCCTAAGCCATTGTATGACGCTATCCTTGACAAGATGGTCGACGCAATAATTGACGGCTTTGGGGACTTCGACGGCTCGGTACAAGAGGCAGCGTTTACCTCAATGACCGATAGTGTAAAGGACTTTTCCTTCGCCAAGGTGTTTCAACAAATCAATGACTTTGAAAACTTCATATTTGATGCAAAAGGCAATAAACTGGCGTTTAGCGAATTTAAGGAAATCGCGAGCGAGATATTTAATATTTATAATGGTGCTTGGCTCGAAACTGAGTTCAATACAGCTATCACAGCCGCCGAGTCAGCAAAAGACTATTTACAGTATCAAGAGGATAAAGAAGCATTACCACTACTCAAATATTCGACAGTAGGCGACGAGCGCGTGCGAGCTTCACATAAAAAATTAGACGGGATCATCCGACCAGTGGACGACGCATTCTGGGACGAATACCTCCCGCCCAACGATTTTAATTGTAGATGCATAGTAGAGCAATTGGAAGAGGGCGAAGTGTCGGACGTGTCCAAATTAAAGATTGACACCGTACCTGACCTATTTAAAAACAATCCAGTAAAGAGCGGCGAAATATTTAAGACAGACTCACACCCATATTTTAAAGGATTAGGAGGTCGTAAAAATGCCTTTTAACTTTAAAGCCAAAATAAGAGAGTTTAAGCGCGTCAAAAAGAACTTACCTAAGCAAGTGGGTAATATTGCAAAAAATCATTTCTTGCAATCGTTTAAGGACGAGGGGTTCACTGACAAGAGCCTCAGCAAGTGGAAAAAGCGAAGCACAAAAAATCGAAGCGACAGACGCAACAGTAACCGACGTAATCTACTTGTTAATAGAGGTCATTTAAGGCGGTCTATAAAAGTAGGTAAAGCGTCTTTTAATCGTATCGAGGTAGGATCATACGGCGTGAAGTATGCACCATACCACAACCGAGGCGAAGGAAGACAGCCAAAAAGGCAATTTGTAGGGAAATCCCACGTAATGAACCAAAAAATAAGAAAACGCGTTCGTAAGGACGTAAAAAACGTATTTAGAAAATGAGCGTAAAAAAAGACTTATATTTAGCTGTAAAAAAACGAGTGCTTAATACAACGAGCATACAGCACTTTGCTTTGTACAATAGCCAGTTTGAGGAGTTAGACAAGGAGGACGCGTTCCCATTTCCTTGTGTTTTCTTAGAGTTCTCAGACTTGCAATACGAGACCGTCGCCAAGGGAGGGCAAAAGGGCGATTTTGAAATCCGACTACACGTAGGATTCGAAAGCATAATGACTGAGGACTTGGAAATATTAAGTATTATCGACGACCTACACGAGAAGCTACAGGGCTTTACAAATTCTGAAAGTAGTGGTATTGTTATCGATGATCCCAAGGACTACTTCCTGCCGCTAAACAGGGTAAGCGAGTCACAGGACACGAACCACGATAATATAACGGTTTGGCAGATTGACTATTCGACATTTGTTCATGATAATAGCGGACACGTTAACAACGGACTAATTAAGACGAAATTAACGACCCTCGACGTCGATCTCGACCCAGATACGTATAAGCCGAGATTACCGCACTTACCATAAAAAAAGCCCCTTGACTGGGGCTTTTTTGTTAGTATCCTTTTTTTCTTAAGTATCTGCGCCTTTTGCGCGTGTATTTAGACGGGTCAAAACTGTATTGTAACCCAAGTATAGGGCAATAGTAAAACCGCATTACTTTATCGTTAGATTAGCCATTTTCTGCGCGTCCTCCGCCATATATTTATTTGCTCTGGCTTCGATGTCTATTTCTCTTTGTGACATTTGCCCAGTAACTAACGCGCTTGCTCCCTTCTCAATCTTGAAATTAGGACTTGTTTTAATCGCATTTGCTACAGCTTCGTTATATCGCTGAATTTCGAAACTGTTAGGCGTCCACTTCACAGACATAACAATTCGGCGAATTTTATCCTTTTCAACGATGAAATTTTCACTAACGAAACGCGGGTCGGTGTCTGCGGAAACTACTTCGCGCACTAGCTTTGCTTTGCCCGCGTTTAGTTCATCCAGAGAGAAACCTAGCCTTTCGATCTCGACGCCTAATTGTAAATTGATAGCCTCGCACGCTCGCTTAGCGAGTTCCAACGCGATTGACTGCGTCGAGTTGTGAGCTTTGATTTGTTCTTGAAAGTGTTTTTTGTTCATAATTTTTAGTTTAAATTAACTTTTAGTATAATCGTACCAGATCGTGCGTTCGCTTAAAAATAGCTCCCTAGCTAGTCTCTGAGCGCACATTTCCGCCGTTTCCGTCTTGTGCCTAGTATTCATTTGATCCTTAATGTACTGGCGTCTTTTGTTTACTGTTTTCGGGTCTTTTCTCATACGTTATTTACTGCAAAGACAAATCTAACTCTTTTTTTCTTATTGTGCAACAAAAAAGGCTTTGTATTATTGCATTATGGATAAATTCAAGTACATAAATTCGATATCTAACAAGAGCGGCAAGAAAGTTGTCGATATGCACTTGTATGATAATATCGGTTTTGGGGGCATTAAAGGCATTGATTTTGCTAACGAAATGAAAGCCCAGAACGCCGACCGAGTTAATGTTCGCATTTGCTCTAAAGGTGGCGACGTAATCGAAGGGTTCGCCATTCTTAGCACTATGCTAAACTTTAAAGCAAATGGAGGCGAGCTTCACACATATAACGACGGAGTAGCGGCTTCAACTGCGGGATGGTTGCACCAAGCGGCAGACCCAGAGAACATACACTCCAAAGACTACGCAATTTTAATGCTTCACGGTGTCAATAACGACACTAAAGACGGTAAATTCCAGAAAGCTATTGCAAAGATATTTAAAAATCGCTCAGGGGTTGACGTAAACGAGTTAATGACCAACGGGCAAGACAATTTCTTTGACACGGACGAAGCTATCGCGAGAGGCTTTTTAAATGCGTCAAACGTCGAAAGTACAGGTAATACACTACCTAAAAGCAACGATCTTTTATTAATCGCGAATGCGGCAAACGAGATCATTTCTAATAATTCTAATATTAACATTAAAACACCTTTAAAGATGAAGAGAATAGCAAACTTGCTAAACTTACAAGAGGGGTCGACAGAAGAAGTGATCGCAAACGCGATTACCAAAACTATCGCCGACGCAAAGGAGCAAGCAAAGAAGCTTGAAACTGTGCAAAACACACTTAAGGAAAAAAATACCTTAGTAGAGAAACTACAGAAACAAGTTAAAGCCGCTCACGAGTTGACAGCTACTAACATTGTTGAAGCAGCTATCAAAGACGGTCGTTTAGCTCCTGCAAACGAAACCGAAAAAGGCGAGATCATAGAGACCGCTAAAAATGACCTTGGAGCATTCGAAAAGATGCTTAAAATGATTCCAGTTAAAGCAGCGAATATCGCGTCTGCAACTAGTATCGGAGCAGAGGGAAAAAAGACTCTTATCGCTAAGATCGAAAACAGAAGCTTTCGCGAGTTAGAGCGTTCGGATTCTGGGCTTTTAGCTGAGATCAAAAAGAACGACGTAGAAACTTACGTTAATATGTATAACGAGCAGTACGGGACAGCTAAAACGGTAGCGGACTTTTCGTAATTAAAAACCTTTAAAATCATAACATTATTATGAAATCACTTAGTATAAAGAACGTATTAATTAATGCCTTGTTAGCCTTCGTTCTTGGCTTCCTAGTACAGGCATTCATTGGAAGTGCAGGCACTTTCATTGCTATCGGCGTTTTTGCCCTTGGTACATTATTCCCAATCGTGGCGGGTCAAAACGTTACAACGTCAGGGGCTTTAAATATGGCGTTACAAACTGAGGTATGGGTCACGGATATTCAGGAAAATTTATTCTACGAGAATGAGTTCTTAAATTTAGCTGTAAATCATTCGGCGTACGTAAAAAATAGCGTCGTACACGTACCGCAAGCGGGGACACTTCCAAACGTAGTAAAGAATAGGACGGAACTTGTAGCAGATATCCAAACGGCAACCGATACTGAGTTGACCTACGGAACTGATAACTATACTACCGATCCATTCTTAGTTAAGGATATTGAAACGCTAGAAATAAGCTACGACAAACGTCAGTCTGTAATGGGTAGACATATCGCAGTACTAGGAGACAATATAGCGACTACAACTTTGCAAAACTGGGCGGTTGACGCTTCAAATACGCACGTTATTAGAACGTCAGGCGAGGACTCAGCACTTGAAGAGGTTTTAATGCCTTCGGCGACTGGAACACGTAAGCTTTTGACTAAAAGAGACCTTGCGAGAGCGGCGGCGATAATGGATAAAGACAAAGTGCCAAAAGCGGGACGTTTTGCTCTTATACCTACAGAGATGTATTACAACCTATTTACTGACGCTGAGCTTGTAGCAAATCAGGCGAGACTAGGTAAAGATATGATTAAAATGGGAGTTGTTGGAGAAATCCATAAGTTTAAGATTATGGTTAGAGGTGAGGTAGTTCGTTACACTGGTGCAGCGGCTAACAACTTAAGAGAAGCAAGCGCAGCACCCGCAGCGACAGACTGTGCAGGGGCAATTTGTTTCTCCCGATTCGCTGTAACTCAGGCACTTGGCGAAATTAAGATGTACTATAATCCGGGTGAAGCTAGGTCTTACGGTGATATCATGTCAGCGGAAGTAAACCATGGAGCGCACTATATGAGAGAGAACAATTACGGACGTGTTTGTATCGCTCAAGGCGTAGGAGCTTAATAAATATTTTTAGTTTAATCTTAAAAGGCTCGGTCTTACATTTGGGGTCGAGCCTTTTTTAATACATAAAAACAATGAACGATATAATTTTTGTAAGGGGTAAAGGCGGTCTTGGTAGAGCTTTGACAGGCGAAGACCATATCAGCGGACTAGTTGCTGAAATGGCACTCGCGAACGTTCCCGCTGCGCTTGTTGCCGCAGGACTTTACGCAACGATATACAGTGTAGAAGATGCCGAGGACTTAGGGATCATTTACAGCGAAAATACAGACAATCAAGAGCTAGACGCATTAGTGTACCAAATAGAGCAGATTTTCCAGAGAAACGAAAAAGCGGTTTTACATTTGGCAATTGCTAATACTACGGACTCTAAAACCGTAGCCACGGAGTTGTTAACGGTGCAAAACCAAGCAGACGGGAAAATCAGACAAGCACTTTGTTTGGCTACATCTAAGGATTGGGCGGTCGGAGATTTGACGCCAATTCAAGCGGCTTGCGATACCTTAGAAGCGGAACACAAACCGTTAAGCGTTATTTATACGTGTAACTTCGATACGTTACCGACTGAGGATTTAAGAGCTTTAGACAATAAAAACGTATCGGTAGTAATCGGAGCAGATGGAAACGAAAAAGGGGCAGAGCTTTTCGCTGCGTACAATCATTCGTTCACGTGTGCGGGTTCTTTACTTGGAACACTTAGCGGCGCGAAAGTACACGAAAACCCCGCTTGGATAGGGCAATTCAATATCAATAAAAACGATACCAACGAATTTGACGTATTGAATTTTGCCGACGGATCGACGTACAAAAGCGTATCAACGTCTCAAACTGACGATTTAGACAATAGAGGGTTTATCTTCCTTCGTAAGCATATCGGGTTGGCGGGGTCTTATTTTAACGATTCTCACACAGCTATAAAGAAAAGCTCTGATTATGCATACATCGAGAATGTTAGAGTGATCGACAAAGCGGTAAGACAGGTTAGAACATTCCTTTTACCTTCTTTAAACTCGCCGCTTTACGTAAATAATGACGGGACACTTACAGAGGATACAATCGCAGGCTTTAAAAACGAAGCGGAGCGACCACTTGATACGATGCAGACAGAAGGTGAAATCTCAGCAAGGGAAATCATAATCGACCCAGACCAAGACGTCTTAGCAACGTCAAACCTAGCAATTACGATAAAGATCGTACCTGTAGGAGTAGCGAGAAACATAAAAGTTAACATCGGACTAGCTGTGAGAGTTAGCGAGTAATTTATTAATATCTAAAAAACTATAATATGGTTTCACTTATAAACGGCAAAGCTTACGATTTTACTCAGGTAGTAGTACAAATCTTGGGTGCGCCCGTTCCTTCTGTGAGCGCAATATCTTACAGCGAGGAGCAAAGCAAAGAGAATAACTTCGGGGCGGGTAGTCGTCCCGTTTCGAGAGGTAGAGGAGCTAAAAACGCGTCAGGCTCTATTACAATAAGTATGAATGATGTCGAAGCAATACGGGACGTCGTGGCGGGTGGCTCTCTGCTAGATGTAGAGCCATTCGATATCGTGGTGTCTTTTATGAACCTTCAAAAAGTTGTTACTCACGTATTGAAAAACTGTGAGTTTATTAATGACGGAGTAGAGGCAGCAGTCGACGACAAAGACATCAAAAAATCGTTTGACTTGGTAATATCTCATATTAATTACCGCTAATACAAAAAAATTTCTTATTTTAGCAGAAATAAACTAAAAATATTCTGTTAAGATGAAAAAAGAGATTAGATACGAATTAGAAGTCGGAGGGGCTAAAGGATACTTAGCCCCTTTGTCATTTCCTGTAGTTGAAGCGGCTCTCGGCTTTGTTTTTAAGCCTATGCCAAAGTATTTGACGGCGGGCGCAGTGATTTTAAACTCCTTATGGGTAAAAGGATCACCAAAGCTAAAAGAGGGAGGCGAAGACTATAACGAGGCTTGCAAACAGGCTTACGCTGCGGTCGAGTCAATAGAGTATAGCTACAAAGACGGGGTTATCGAAATTCCTTACACTGGAAAAGGCAAAGACCAAAAGCCGTTTACTAAAGTTTACAAGTGTACAATTAACGAAACAATAGACAGAGACACCTTAGAGCTTTGTATGGCGTTAATCCGCCCCCACACTGGAAACGCTAAAGCATTGACAGCGGGATATAATATTCTTGAAAAAAACTGGGTAGATGGTGACGACGAGATCAAGAAAATTGACGAGCTAAAAATCGCGGCTTCGACTGCGTGCTATCATCTTGTAAATATGAAAGGGAGTAGCTTAAAAAAGGTTTAAGCCAGTCAACGATTGACGATAGCGACGAGGACGCGTATAGTATTAGAAAAATTAATGCGCTTCTTCGTTTCTATTTCAAAGAAGACCCTAACGCCCTTAGTGATGAAGACTGGCTCAATAGATGGGCGGAATTAAAATACGCGTTAAAATTCGCGGGCAAACAAAACGTTTTTTAAAATATGGCAAACCAAGAAACCTTCGTAATATCACTTAAAGACAAGCAGTTCTTAAGTGGTTTAGTTGCAGCAGACAAGAAGACAGACCAAACAAAAGCTAAAGTACAAGGGCTTTCTGGTGCTGTTAGTAGTCTGCGTACTGCTTTTGCAGGTATTTCTATTGCTTTTCTAGGGCGTGAGATCGTCACTACATTGGCAGATTTTGAGAGGTTCGAGGCTGTACTCACAAATACGCTAGGCTCAAACTCAGCCGCTCAAAAAGCTTTAGGCGACATTAACGACTTTGCAGCAAAAACCCCGTTCGCTGTAAATCAATTGACGGATTCTTATGTTAAACTGGCGAACCAAGGTTTCACACCTACTATTAAGCAAATGGGTAAACTTGGAGACCTTGCAAGCTCCACAGGTAAGGACTTTGACCAACTTACGGAGGCTCTTATCGATGGTCAAGTCGGGGAATTTGAGAGGCTTAAGGAGTTCGGTATCCGAGCAAGCAAGCAAGGCGACCAAGTAAAATTTACCTTTAAAGGGGTTCAGACGCAAGTAGCATTCACCGAAAGCGCAATGCGTGACTATATCTTGTCATTAGGAGACGTACAAGGCGTGTCTGGTGCAATGGCGGCTATATCTGAAACGACAGGCGGTAAAATATCAAATCTTGGTGACAAGGTTACGCAATTATATCTTAAACTAGGTCAGAAGCTTAAGCCTGCAATTGACGGGATGATCGAAGCGGCAGGCTCAGCGATAACAAGTATTGCGAGCTTTGCGGATTGGCTCACCTCTGGAAGCACAGGAGCGGACGTCTTCGCAATTGCTATCGGCGCGCTCGCGGGCGGATTCTTAGCATACAAAGTGATTACGGACGGCGTGAGAATAGCTACACAGGCGTATACAGTTGTGCAATGGGCTTTAAACGCTGCATTGACCGCAAACCCTATAGGTATAGTGGTCGTTGCAATAGGCGCGCTTATTGGCGGTTTAGTAATGGCTTGGCAGAAGTCGGAGAAGTTTAGAGCTGTATTAAAAGGGCTTTGGGGCGCAATAAAGCAAATTGGTATCAATATAAAGGATAATTTCCTTGCAATACCTGATCTAGTCATTAAGGCGTTTAAGGCGATACCGAAAGCAATTACACAAATATTTAGCGGAGTCGGCGATCTTATGGACGCTGTGTTCTCTGGTAACTTCTCGAAAGTACCTGAGATACTAAAGGGAATCGTAGCGGATAACGCGCTTGCGGAGGTAGGAAAAGAGTTCGTAGGAAAGCAGATCGAAGGGGCTAAGAAGGTCGCAAACGCTTTCGGCGAAGCTTATGACGCAGAGCTTCAAAAAAGCGTAGAAGCGCAGAGGCAAAAGGAAATAGCCGAGTTTTACAAAGACAAGAACGGCGAAACGGCGGGTACTGGGATCGGTGGCGCGCCAAAGCCTCCAACTGGAAAAGGTAGCGCGCTAGGTAAAGGATTGAGCGAGATAAAAGCAGGCGCGCCGAAAACATTTAATATCAATATCGAGTCTTTGATTAAGGAGCAAACGTTCAATACGAACAACTTAAGCGAAAGCCGAATGAAAATAAAAGACGCAGTAGTAAACGCAATGTTAACGGCGGTTAACGACGCACAAGTAATCGCGGAGTAATGGACAATACAATAAATAAAGCGAAGTTTGCAATAAAAGGCGGCGGCATACAGCTATTAAAGCCGCTTTTGTTTACGCCGCAGGAGGCAGCACCAGAGGAGACGACCAGAAATTCATATTTAGGCACGCCCGTTTATTCAAACTTAGAGATACCGTCAGGAAACTATAAGGACAACGACGGTAATATCGTGCCTTACGAGGGTATACGGATCGATACGGTATTGTTTGATGTATCAATCGAAAAGAACATCGTAACGACGCCTATAAATGGACGAGACGGCACGGTTAAGCAGTTCATATCAATGGGTGACTATCAGATAAACGTACAGGGAATTTTAACAGGTACGACGACAGAAGGTAACGGCTCTTTTACTGTGGCTAATACTTACGAAGATTACGTCCCAGAGGAAGAGATAAGAAAATTAAACGAATTAATAAAGATACCTACGTCCTTAGAAGTTTATAGCGAATTTCTGGACTTTATGGATATTTCAACAGTAGTAATACAGGGCGGAAATATAGCTCAAAGAGAAGGTTTTCGAGATAGTGTTTATTTCTCGTTAGGCTTCCTTTCGGACGCTCCTATAGAGCTTAAATAATAACGTAAAAAGGTATGTGTCCTGAACACATAAATTATGCTAAGACCAGTACATACAATACAAATCGGGGATAACGAGTTCGACTTTTTGACGAGCGGCGAGTTTAATTCTAGTTGGAAAAATCTAACGGATACGGGCGTCGTTTCGTTGCCTCACCGATTCAGAAAAGAAGACAAAGTCATTTTCGTTGGTGAAAATAACTTCTTTAAAAAGGGCGATCCTGTGAGCGTTAGTTCTGGATATTTCCCGACAAAAGAGCCGTTATTCGAGGGCTATGTCTCAGGAGTCAAGCCGAGTATTCCCGTCGAAATTATGTTCGAGGACGCGGCTTGGCTTTTGAAACAAACAAACCTAACGTTATCGTTTAAAAAAGTTACGCTCTTAGATTTGCTAACTGCGGCTATAAACGAGGCTATTGAGAAAAGCGAAGGTATACTCAAAGAAGGACTTCAAAAGATTGAATTAAACGTCGTAGACGCCAACCTCGGAGCATTCAGACTTACGAATGTAAATATAACGGGTATATTGCAAGAGCTTAAGAAGACGTACGCTTTAACGTCGTATTTCAGAGGTCACGAGCTTTATGTCGGATTGGCGTATAACTCTGGCGGAAAACGCCAAGCTTTTGAATTTTATGAAGATATTATCGACGACGGTACGGACTTAGAGTACTTAAAAGAGGAGGACGTATCTTTTAAAGTGAAAGCGGTTTCTATGCTTGATAATAATAAAAAAATAGAAATAGAAGTCGGAGACCCTAACGGCGAACAACGTACTATAACTAAGTATAATCTTACTGAGAAGGAACTAAAAGAGGCGGCAGAGCGCGAAATATCTAACTTAAGGTATGAAGGTTTTAGAGGTCAGATACGCACATTTTTACAGCCAGTAATGTATCACGGCGACGAAGTAGAGATCATCGATAAAAGACGCCCAGAGCGAAACGGGGTGTACTTAATAGAAAGTGTTTCGTATGAAATAGGTGTTAACGGGTCTTTTCAGGCTTTAAAATTGGGGGTAAAAATTGGCTAATTTAAGAGATATAGTACGGGAATTAATAAAGGATAACGAGGAGATTTATTCTATGGTCTGCAAGGTTGTAGCTGTAGACGAAACTCTTAGGACTTGCGACGTAGAGCCGATCGACGGTTCGGCGGCAATCTTTGACGTGAGGCTACAATCCAAAAACGAAACGGGCGTCGGTCTGGTTGCTTTTCCGAGCGTAGATTCGGACGTCACGGTCACGTTTATAAGTAAAGAGCTTGCATTTGTTAGCTGTACAAATCAGATCGACAGGGTACAGTTAAATATTGGCGAGATGTCCTTAATGATGGACGCTGAAAACTTCGAGAAGTCGGTTAAAAATATAAAAATAAATACCGAAGACCACCAAGAAACCGCAAAAGATATAAAAATCTCGACAGAAACTTATGATTTGTCGGGCGAAAGTGCTACTTTTACGCTTTCGTCTATATTCTCAATCGATGCTCAGGACGTTGAGGTTGTCGCTACAAATATTTTAATGGATGCGGCAGTCGTAGAGATAAGCGGAGCAACAACGATAAACGGTATTACAGAGGTGAACGGAGCAACAACGATAAACGGACTAACAACTATCAACGGAGGCGCAACAATAAGCGGCGCGGTTGCTATGGCTGCTAGTTTGACAATTGCGGGCGGAACTAACGGAGGTATGCCAATTGGAAGCAAAATAAAAGACGAGTTCAATAAAATTGTGACCGAGATAAACAATATTAAGAGTGCTTTCGAAGGTTGGACACCAGTTTTTCAGGACGGAGGAGCGGCTTTAAAGGTTCGATCCGCTCTATTCTCTGGAAGTCCATTATCAGCGGTTAACACATCTGCGATAAGCAACGATAACGTAAAACATTAGTATGAACGCTAAAGACATAAAACTTGATGAAAACGAGGATATAGATATCGAGGGAGGAGACTTTCGCCTCGCTGATTCTGACCAAGTACACATAGAGCATATTTTAAGAAGCAACAAGGGCTATTGGTTCGAATACCCGCTTTTAGGCGTTGGAATTATCAGCGAGCAAAACGGATCAAAAAGCAGGCAACAACTAAAACAAGATATACGCCGACAATTGGTGTACGATAATTTTTCAATTCGTCAGATCAAAATTAGTAACGATAATGAGATCGACATAAACGCCGTTAGGAAACTATGATAGTTAAACAAAATCAATCAACTTTCGACATAGCGACGCAGTTAAACGGAGATATAAAAAGCGTTTTAGATTTTTGCCTTGAAAATGATTTTTCATTAACAGGCGAATTAACGGCGGGGACTGAGTACACCAACCCTGAAACCGTTTACATTAATGAAGATGTACAAGAGTATTTCGAAACAAAAGAACAAGAATTAACAACAAGTGAACCAAAAGACGAAGGGCAACCACTAGGCATCGGCGTAATGATTGTCGAGTCGGATTTTGATGTCACGTAAAAAAAACACAGTATGCCAGTTAAAACCGTATCAGTGCTAAAGACTTATTTTGAGACGGGCGACCGTCCGACCGAGTCCCAATTTGCCGACCTAATAGACTCGTTTATACATAAGTCTACAGGTTCGGTTGTTACAGCTACATCTTACAACGAAACAACAGGGGACGTAGTAATCAATTTAAGCAATGGAGCTACTCCTTTGACGTTTAATATTCTCAAGAGTACGAGCGAAGAAATAAGCTTTATAAATGGACTTCAAAATGCCTTAGACAACAAGGTCGATAAAGAAGCAGGCAAAGGATTGAGCGAAAACGACTTTACAAGCACGCTAAGAACTAAGCTTATAGAGATTGTCGGGCATCCAGACAATGAAACTATTTCGTTTATAACTGGGCTGCAAGAGGCTTTAGATTCAAAAGCTAATGACGACGAAGTAGTCAAGATCGTTACTTTTAACGGCACAGACTACACACCAGACGGTGACGGGCGTGTCGCTATAAACGCAGAGACGGGAAGTGCAGGAGAATACAATCTAAGTTTGTCGCCTACTTACTTAAATAAGAAATATTTCGGCGAATTTATAAGAGGTGTTTTTATTGATATACCAGACACGGGCGCGTCTAATTGGCTGTTTAACCATCAATTAGACATAGGAAGGTATTTAAAAATACAGTTATGGAAGAAGGAAACTAACAACGAAATTATAGGGGACGACCCTATAATAGACTTAGTTAGCTTTTTACTAGCTGTAAGCCCGTCCGCTGAGGTAGAGGTTAACGCAAACGAATTAATCGTCAGAAACTATGTTTTAAGCGATGATTATTACATTTATATAGAATACACAGGCGCAGAGATTCCGACCGAAGGTATAGGGGTCGACGTTATAGGAAGTTCCGCAATAGGGGCATAATTTAAAAAAAAATACAATGGCAGTACTTACAAGATCAGCGTTAGACGCAT